TTCTAACGTAACTGGTATCCATAACAACTATGGTAATCACTCTGACTTTGAAAACAGCTGCGGACTTATCTTCCAAAGAGAAGCTGCTGGTGTTGTTGAAGCTATCGGCCCACAGGTTCAGGTAACTTCAGGTGATGTATCAGTTGTTTACCAAGGCGACGTAATCCTTGGAAGACTAGCTATGGGTGCAGACTTCCTAAACCCTGCTGCTTGTGTTGAGTTACTTGCCGGTGCAGACCCTGCTTCTACAGGTAATGCTGCGTTCGGTGACAACTACCCAACAAACGCTTAATTTTATTTTTATACGGAGGCTTCGGCCTCCTTTTTTTATTATGGCTCTCACAACTATTGACACCGATACCGAACTATCCGCAGTGAACGCAATACTGGGGGCTATCGGACAAGCACCAATAACAACACTAACTGAAGATGTCAGCCCCGGTGTATCACCGTTTGACAACCCAGAAATAGCTTTCGTATTTAATTTACTTCGTGACGCTAATGTGGATACACAAGCTGAAGGTTGGCATTTTAACACAGAGAAGCATGTAAAAGTCACACCAGACGAAACAACAGGTAAAATAACCATAGATGCTAATATACTATCCATGGATTTACATGATAATCAAACACGCCGTACTCGTAACTTCATACGTCGTAATGGATTTTTATATGACAAAATTAATCATACAGATAACTTTTCAGATGTAAGTAGCTTTGATCTTGATATAGTTAAAATGTATGAATTTGCAGATCTACCTATTGTTTTTAGAAGATACATCACATACAGAGCGTCTAGACAGGCAGCTACACAATTAGTAGCAAACCCTAACTTAGTTAAACTCTTAGCTCAACAAGAAGGTTTAGCAAGAGCTGCTCTTATGGAGTATGAATGTAATCAGGGCGATCATAGTATGTTTGGCTTTGAGGACGAGTCTTCACATCAAACCTATCAACCTTGGAGAAACCTTAGACGATAATGGCAGGCATAACACAAACGATACCACAATACGCACTAGGTATGTCAGAACAGCCTGACTCCTTAAAATTTCCCGGTCAAGTAAAAGAAGTTACTAATGCAATACCAGATGTAACAAAAGGTTTGTTTAAAAGACCCGGGTTAAAGAGAGTAGATACATCAGCTATTTCTGATCTTAGTCGAACTGTATCTACAGATGAAGGTAAGTTGAAAGATTTACAAGATAGTGGAGCATACTTTCACTATTTTCGTGATGAAACAGAAGGATCATATATAGGACAAATAGCTTCTGATGGAGAAGTACGAATCTGGCGTTGTAGTGATGGTAAGAAAATGACTGTCAACTATGGTACAGGTGGTGCTACTGCACTCAAAGGATACCTAACTACGAGCGATCCAGAAAATTTACAGACTCTTACAATCAACGATACGACATTTGTTTGTAATAGAGATACATCAAGAAGTGAAACAGCTGTAGGGCTCACAGGCACGACTGATGCAAGACCTGACGATCACTTTGCTTTGATTGAACTTCTTAGAGCAGAAAACGGTAGACAGTATGGCCTAAATATTACAAACGGTACAGACGATGCTAGCCGAAATGTAACACTCAAACGTGCTACAAGAATTAGAATTAAAAGTCAAACGCTAAATGAAGAAGTAGGTGGAGGAGAATGTCTTGGTATAGGCACAGAGGTTTTTGATATTACTAATGATAGCAGCAATACATTAGCGACTAGCAGTGTTGATGTTAATAATAATAGTATAACCATAAGTAATCACGGTTTTGAAACAAACGACATTCTACTATATCACAACGCAGGCGGCGTAACTATGCTTGGAAACGTAGATGAATTTAGAGATGTTTATGTACGTAAAGGTAATGATAACACTATTGCTTTAAAGAATCATCCAGACGCTTCTGATCTAAACCTTAACCCTGCTGGTAATAATAATCAACAGTTACGACCAGCCGAAAAAGGTATCGTTAGAAACTCGTCTGGTAGTTTACTAATGGATGGTAGTAAGAAGAATCTTGTATTCCGTATATCTACATTAGGCCAGCAAGGAAACGCTAATAATAACTCTGGCGATTTTATTTGTAGCTATCAGCCCGAAGTTACACTGTTACATGGTGGTGAAGGTTGGGAAACTGGAGATACAATTATAGTTGCTATGACAGGTCAAGGTCTTGGTGGTGGTGGTACTAATGCTGATGGTGACGACAAGCGAGTAGCTACATACATCATTGAAATAACTGACCACGAAGAGACTGTGGTACAGGCTAAGTATGGTGGAGCTGACACTGGTCTTATACGTCCAGCTGTTACTCCCTTTGATTCTGATACAACTGTTACATCAGATACTATACTAGCTGGTATGAAAACTGCTATTGAAAGTATTAGTGGTAGCCCTATTAATGCTAAGATTATAGGTACAACTTTATATTTATCTAGTTCATCAACATTTAATATCGAAGTGGTTGAAGAAGATTTGATGCGAGTCATGCAAGATTCAACGAATGATGTTACTAATCTGCCAAACCAGTGTAAACATGGTTATATAGTACAAGTCAAGAACGCACGAATGGCAGACGAAGATGACTACTACCTACGTTTTGATGGGCAAAATCAGAATGATGGTGCTGGAGCTTGGTCTGAATGTGCCAAACCGGGTATAGATAAAAACTTTACAAACATGCCTATTGTTATACAACGTACAAGTGTTGCAGAAACATTTGAAGTAAAACAATTCGTATATCAAGATCGTAGAGTTGGTGATGAGAATACTAATCCATTACCTTCATTTATCGAAACTAGCGATGGTGAGCCTAAATCTAATAACAATACTTTTATTGGAAGAATAAACAAAGTTTTATTTTTTAGAAATAGGCTTGCATTTTTATCAGGAGAAAATGTTATATTATCTAGGCCGGGTACACTAGGTAAGCCAGACTTCTTTGTTGTCTCAGCGTTAACTACAGCTGCAAGTGATCCTATAGATATATCAGCTGCCTCCATGTTTCCTTCAGAGTTATTTGATGGTATTGAGATCAGTGCTGGTCTGGTTGTATTTAGTACTAACCAACAGTTTATACTTACATCAGATGACACTGTGCTGAATCCTGATACAGCTAAGTTAAAAAGTATATCTACATTTAATTATAACAAGAATATACCTCCTATATCTCTAGGTACAACTCTAGCATATATAGACAACTCAGGTAGGTTTAGTCGACTTAACGAGATGGCAAATGTACAAAGAGAAGGTGAACCCGATGTAGTAGAGGTTAGTAAAACTGTACCGACACTACTACCAAAAGAAATAGATTTACTTACAAACTCGAGAGAGAACTCTATAATATTAATTGGTAAAACAGGGTCAAATGAGGTATCAGGTTATAAATACTTAAATATAGCTGATAAAAGACAGCAGGCTGCATGGTTCAAATGGAAGTTTAACAGACCAATCAAGTATCACTTTATTATAAATGATGAGTATTTTGTTCTTGATACGGATAAATACTTACAAACAATGCGAATTGTACAGACTGAAAATGACCTTTCTATAACTCAAGATGATGTCAACTACCCCCTTCATTTGGATAATTATGTTCCTTTACACGGTGGTACTTATAATGCAAATAATAACACCACAACCTTCACTGGTGTGGACTGGTTAGATCAGATTAGTAGTACAACATATAGCCTAGCTGTCATAGATGCAGAATCTGGAACTGAGAATGATAGACTTGTAAGATACCAAGCACCGGGGTCAGACGGGACTACACTAACTCTTACTGGTGACTGGGCAACAGGTGTTACATCAAGCAACCCTCTACATGTAGGATACGTCTATGATTACGAAGTTAAGTTTCCTACGTTCTTTCCTACAAGAACCGACCAAACTACTGTTAGATCTGATATTAACTCATCATTAGTATTACATAGAATTAAGTTACACTTTGGTAAGATAGGACAATACAGAACCACACTAAAACGTGTAGGTAAACCAGATTACACCGAGATATACGAATCATCTATTTTAGATGACTATGATGTAAACGCTGCACCATACCTTGAAGAGTATATCAAAACCGTACCTGTGTACGAAAGAAATGTAAACGTGGACATAATATTAAAATCCACACACCCTGCCCCTGCAACCCTACGTGGCTTGTCTTGGGAAGGAGACTATTCACCCAGATTTTACAAACGTGTCTAATTATATACACCCAATCACATTGGAGGCTGCCGCTCAGGTTGCCTCTAATCTCCGTCCAGATGACCGCAGAG